TCTAAAGGCACCTCAAAAAACCTTAGCTGCGTGGCTTCAACTTTGTAGCCAGCTGGTAGCTTTGCAATACTTTCAAGGATACTATCGTTAGATGTAATAAAACTGTTTTTGAACCACTGGCTTCCCACGGTAGCAAACTCACCGCTGGTTTTTAGTCGCTCTTTATCACGTCCGTTAGCCAGTGCGTAACCTGTGCGCGTCAACTCCTCCGACGAACGACCAGAAAATTCATCAAGCAGCAAAGGAACCGACCCCATAATAGCAATACGTTTGATTGCTGCGTTGAGTGTAGAACCTTGGTCTCCTGTCTGGCGCTCCATATACTCTGGCTTGCCATAGAACCCGCAAGCAATTTTACACGCTGTTGACTTACCTGTGCCGCCGTGACCCGTGAACGCCAGTGGCAGACCGTGCCAGTTTGATGACCCCATCAGCTCTACAAGGATAGATCCCATAGAGTGACACAGTGCAAACTGAAACGGTTCTGCGCCCTGCCGATTATAAAGTGTGTCGATATTAGCAACCCACTCCTCGAGTGTGCCGCTTCTTCCAAAGTCCACGGCTACATCTGGTGGTATTTTAGGATCACACAAAACCTCTGTAGTCCCTTTTGCTGTGATCATCTTCGTGCCCATGACAAAACCTTTGCGGTCCTCAGTCCAACCGAACTGCTCATAGGTCTTAGTCTCGACTTTGTATTTCTGTAAGGTTTCAATCAATGTCTGCGCAAACTCTGCCATGTCGCTCCTCGCGCTTCGTGAGTTAACAAGAAAAACTTCGTTGCTGGCGAACGTCTCAGCCATTTGACTGGGTGAGGCCAACTCAGATGTAGGCATGAAAAACTCTCTCCAGCGTCCGTTCTTTTCTTTGGCTCTCCAGTGAACAACCCATGTGCCTTCGCTGTTGCGTATGCGGTTGATGGGGTAGACAAACAAACGAGAGAAGTTGCGCCATGTAACTATACCGTCGGCGTCGGTGATAGATCGCTGTAAATGGGTACCGTCCCAACGGAAGCCGCTGGTGGGCCAGTGTGGTATACTCTGCCCTTCAATCGTCGTCGACGTCGGTGTCGCTGCGTTGTCGTCATCCTCGACGACCGTTTCATATGCGACGGAGTCAGCTTGCTCGCTTGCCCCTAGCTGTATAGGAAACTTGCACTTGTCAGCCACAGGACAATCAGCCTTACATCCAATGACCTTGTCCATCTCAATGCACGACGTAGGACCAACCTCCCACTGCTCGATCTTGGCCTGTGTTTCTTCGTAAGTGTAGCCTTCGTAGCCACTGCTCCATTCGTGGATTTTATCTTCGCCATCTTTGCAGAACTTTACAACGCCAATAGCCCGATGCCAGTGCGGCTCGTCAATGTTGCCTTGGGTGTCACGCAACGCTCGCACAGCGGCGCAGTGTTCTGCCACCGTTTCTGCGTCAGAAGATGGATAGCTTTCGACCAGCACACCAAACTGTTTCTTGCCCTTGGGCTTACGCTTTGGCGCTGGTGTGATATTGTTCTGCTGTATGAAGTCTTGCATCCGTGACCGAATTGTCTCGACAGAGTACCTCTTGCCCTGCTTGAGTAGCTGTACGGGGCGCGGACTGTCGTACTTTTCTTTTTTATTGTGTGTGCCAATGGGGCGGAGCACACAAGCAGAATTCATATCTATGGTAGGGTCAGTCTTTATGCCTAAGAAAGTAGTAATGTCTCTCTTGAGTGAAGCTAACTCGTCCCACGTAGCGACGTCGACTGCGTCTTCAAAGTGAAAATAACTGTGATAACCCCCGCCGCTGTCTACTACGGTAGGCGTAAGTCTAAGGGCTTGTGCCAGTCTGCCAATGTCGCGTAGCGCTTGTAATTTTGTTTCGTACCTATTTTCCTTGGCAGGGTCTACGTCGTAGTCATCATATAGCGCTCTGCACCAAGCGACGTTTTCTTTTGTGCGTATTTTATGCTTACCCTTGTCGTTTCTGTAAAAGTCATTGAACGTGCTAATTGCTACATATACTTCTTCAGTCTGATCAAGTTTGATTGCTTCGGCAGCTGCTTCTGCAATCGTCGTGTATTTACGGTTCTGCCACCACTCCCTGCCATTATCTTTTTTGGGTATGCCAAGGACAACATTCCCGTTAGGTGGCAGCAGCCACTCGAAGAACTCTAGCGTCTCCATCTCTCACCTATGTGTTTATGCGTGAACAGATTGTAGCCGAAAAAACTCCGGCTACATAGGTACTTTTAATGGTTACGCGTCTTCAAAATCTAAGTCATCAAGCGCGGCATCTATGTCGTTATAGTCTTCGACACTTTTAGTCTCTTTCTTCGGTTCTGCCTTAGCCGCTGGCTTGGACTTTTTTGGCGCTGGCTCGTCGAACTCGTCGACCTCTTCACCCGCAGTATCCGCTGCATCTACAAAACCAGTGGCAAAACCTTCTGACTGGGAGTTGAACCCGCCTTCCATGACGTCAAAGGCAGAGCGCTTCTTCATCTCAGCCAAGTCTATCACTTGGACCTGACGCAAGCGAAGAGACACACCGCATCCATCCATGCGGGAAGGATCGTAGACAACAAGAGATACGAGAACATTGATCTTTGAACCAGTGGTGAGTAAGAAGTCTTTTGGTAACTCGTTGTTGCTGGCGTCAAACTGATCCACGCGAGTAACTTCTTTGTTGAACGCACCTTTCAGCTTCGTGCGAATAACATACTCACCGTTGTCATTTAACTCAAAGACTTCAGACGACGCGGGAAACTCGTCCCATTTGTCCTGTTTCTTTTTGGCGTACTCAGCTTTCATAGCTTTGTAGACACTGCCAGCCTCGGCCTTAGTCAGAGCCAAAGACATAGTGTATTCCGCGCCATCATCCAGAGGATCGCAAGCCACGCGTTCTTGCTTGGTGCCGTTCTTTACAAACTTGTAAGTTTGGTTGATGCGAGGGTACAGAGCGGTTGCTCCAGAGATAATAAGAGTGGCGTTTTTCTCAGCCATTGTAAGCCTCCTAGCTTTTTAGTGGATATATCCGTCCGTCGGTTCAAAACCGGATGAAACGAAACTGGACAGTTCGATTAGGTTTTCGAGTTCTCCGTCCTCAAGGAACCTAACAACCTTAAAAGACAGCAGATCGTGTGTCTCTTGTGAGTGCGTTGTTACATTTGTTATAACGCTTCTGAGACTATGTCCTCTGCTAGTAAGTGACGTCCTATAATCACGTATTGCTTTAAGGGACGTCGGCGGCACACGCATCTGGTACTTGTAGTAACCCTCGTCGAGTGCCAGTAGTTCTAGGTATGCAAACTCGCCACATGCTTTGGCGCGTTTACCGTTTGGTGTTATGCGTGAACCCCACTGGTTTTGAGGACACACAATACATTTTTTTGCTTGTGCAAAAGTTGCATCGTCGGAAGGTGTAATCCCGTCAAAAGACATACACGCCTGTGTCTTATCATCTGTGTAATAAGCTCTGAGTGTGTCTACGCAGGATAAGATTACAACTTCCATTACGTACGCCTAAAGTTAACGACCTGCGCTTCCGACCAATTAACTCCGGGAGGTAGGTCGTCGTGGACGTCGCGGTACTCTTGCACAGCGGATTTGTTGACCCGCCGCTCAAGCAGTTCCCATGCCTCTTTTTGTTTTACATGTGCAAGAAACGCTTCAAAATCAGCTACCGTGGCAGAAGATCTTGTAGACCTATAAGCAGTACCGTGTTCACGTGACTTTACACTATCCACACCACGTTCATTGAACCGACGTAGGAACTCTACCTCGATCTTGTTCTGCTTGTCCTTGTCGTCAGCGTCGTCAGCGTCGTACGCTGCTTTGCGTTGTGCACGTCGGTCCCGTAGACCAATAAAAATTTTTAGTAATGAAGCGTCATCAAGCTCCGACACTTTCGCCATTTGCACTCTCCTTCTTTTGGTTGAGCCATTGATTTACGTCTTGTTCGTCCCACCGAAGTATCTTCTGTGAGACACGGATCGGTTCGGGGAAAGTCTTCTCCCGACGCCGTAACTGAGCAAGAGCGCCCCTAGACAAACCAAGTTTTGCAGACAGCTGCGAAGTGTCTAAAAGTTTCATAGTTTGATCCTTTACATGTGTTTACATGTAAACACATAATTTGCCTTGAGACAAGGGTCAAGCTATAAGCGGCTCTCTATTTGCTTTTATTTCATCGAGTAATGCGCCTTGCAGTTTTTGCTTCTTCTGAAGGCGAGAATAAATCCGTCGTTCTACCGGAGTTCCCTCCAGCATGATTATGAAATTGTTCATCTTTTGGCCCGGTCTGTTGATCCGACCATTGGCCTGTTCAAATATTTCGTTGCTCGTCACGCAGCTGTACCACACAATCGTCGACGCTGCCGTAAGCGTAAGCCCGTGGGACATGGCGGCTGGCTGCGCCACCAGCACTTTGGGGTCCGTACCAGACTGAAACGACTTGAATATTCTATCCCGCTCTGTCTTGCTCACATCGCCATAGATCACCTCAACGCTGAAGTCTTTACGTAACTCGTCGGCTACCATGTGCACAGAGGATATGTACGGCACAAAGACAATCACCTTGCCCTCAGCTGACTCTATAATTGACCGCGTCTCGTCGATGCGTGGCGTCGCCGGTATCGTGACTGCGTCACCGCTGTTCGTATATACAGCACCACAGGCGATTTGCACCAGCTTGCCCATCTTTACAGCCTCGTTGACTGCTGTGATTTCGCCCTCGTCTGCCTCAGTACGCAGCTTGGTGACCATATCTTTATAGGCTTTCTGCTGTTCCTTGGTCAGCTGTACGTCCCGCGTCTCGAACATCACAGGAGGTAAGTCTAAACATTCGTCACGTGTAAAGCGCACCGCTGGCTGCATCACGGCGCGTACAATCTCAGTAGCCTCTGGTTTGGGCAACCACTGAAACTGACTGATCTGCTTCATCACCTGTGCTTTGAACCTACCAAAGTATGGCGGTACATTTTGAGGAGATACCAGTCTGCACTGCGCCCAAGCATCCGTCGGTGCATTAGGTGTAGGGGTACCAGACAGCGCCCAACACGCTCTGGGTTCTGCGTGCCTATTTACCACTGCGTTGAGAGCTTTCCACTTGGCGGTGCTTGCGTTGCGAGCACACTGGGCGACTTCATCAACGATAACCAAGTCGATGTCAGTGCGGTCTTTCATGTGCGGGCCGATGATGCCGACGCCATCGTGGTTAACGATGTAAACATCGAAGTCTTCTTTGAGCAGCTTCAACCGCTTGTCCTTCGTGCCATGCAGTACGGCAAACGTGAGGTGCGGAAAGTGGTGAAATAGTTCGTCGGCCCAAGTACGCTCAAGGGTAGAAAGGGGGGAAACGATGAGCGCCTTGTTGAGTTGGCCGACGCCGCGCAAATAATCATAAGCCCACAGGGCTGCTAGGGACTTGCCTGTGCCTAATTCGCTTAGATTAAACGCACGTCTGTGTGTCGATAAAAATGCTGCTGCTTCTTTCTGCGCTTGGAACGGTGTAAAGCGTCCAGACCATTTGTAGTAGGTACGGATAGGCGCAGGGGCATCAAAGCCCAAGTTGCGCAGCATAACAGTTTCCGTGGTTTTGTGTGGCACAGCCACAAGAGGCTTGCCTCTAACACTGAATTGTTTTGCGGATGGCATCGCATTGAGAATACGCTCAGGGTTCTTGGTTCGCAGTATCAACGCTTGTTTGTCGGGCCACACCAGCATGTTGCTCCTCCTCATCTATCTGCCGTATGCGTTCGTCGCAGATGTGTTTTATCTTTTCGTAGTCGAGCCGACGCTCGCCCTTGTCGCGTAGTACGCGCTTTATAATGTCTGCATCCCACGGATTGAGCTTGTACTCGTACCAGATGTCCCAAGGCTGGATGGTACGCTTAGAGTAGTCAGACTTTCCCACGTTGTAGTTACGCGGGTTCATTTCTTCTTACCTCTGGTGTACATCTCAGGGTTTTTCTTACGCCACCCACGGTTGCTCTTTTGGCTTACCACTTTGGTGTTGGACTTCTTGGCGCTGCCGCCTTTGTCGAGAGGACGCACGTGGTGTACGTCTTTCCCATCACCTTTCGTTACACGTCCATCGCGCAGGGCTTCGCGCCTCGCTTTGTTGTTGGCTACGCGTTTCTTCTGTACTGACGGGCGCTTGTTGTACTTGGCTTTCGTTGCGAGTTCTTGCTTTGATGATTTCGTCATTCACCTGCTCCATGATAACTTGCACTTGCTCTACACAGTCTACCACATGTGCTAACCCGTTAGCACGTTTAATTTCAGCAATTTCGCGTTTTTGGTTTGCTGTTACATTCTTAATTTTACCCGCTGCCTTTGTCTCAAAAGCCAAGAACCGTCCTTCGTAGCACACAAGAATATCAGGACATCCAACACGCCCCATGCCGTTCGATACTGGCATGTAATACCACGCGCCTATAGATTTGAGGTAGTCTTTGACTTTCTTTTTTACTTTGCCTTCCGGTGTAGCTGCCATGTTAGTGCCTTCGCACTTCTATTTCCAGAAAATCACCGTAGAGTTCAATGTATGCTTCTAACCTGTGCAACAGTTCGTTTTCTAACAAAGTCACATTTTTCTCTTTTGTTCCCACAGCCAATAGCTGCTTGTTGGTTAAGTTCATCAAATTTGCTTGAGTATTGACGTTCATCTTTCACCTATACGCCGCTAAATTCGCACAAAGATCGGCCTACGGGGCACCAATTTTTGCACAAACCGCTTGGTTTCGGTAGCCACTTATCCTCTTGATACGCGACTGCTACACGGGATAATCGCGGGAGGAATTCATTCCATATTTCTGGCAGCTGTTCACGCGTGAACTGCTGTTTGTCAAACTTCGCCACCTTGAGCCAGATAAATCCAGTGACAACCTTATTTATCCACGGGTACATAGCAAATGCTAGCGCCGCAAACAGCTTGAGCTGATCATTGTCGGGGCGGTGTTTTCCCGTCTTCCAGTCAAGCAAGTACGCAGTCTCTGAGCCGACAACACCTATGTCGATGATCCCACGTACCCATACATCTTTCGCCATCCACTTGGTCTGACGGAAGTCTTTTGTAAGCGCAACGCGTTCTTCTACGACGCGCTTACCTTCGTACGACAGTATCTTATTTACATACCGCTCGTATTCCTTGAACTCTGGAGGCAGGGGCTGCTCACCTTTGGCAAACAACTCCAGTGCCTTGTGTACTTTATTTCCCCAGAGTGTGGCCTCAGTCTGCTTCTCCACAACCTGCTTAGTTACACGCGTTAGCTGGTATCGCTTCGGGCATGTTTCGAATGCAGTAAGTGCTGAGTAAGACCAAGGCTGTGTTAGTTCCACGGGGGTATTTCCTTTCCCTCTTTTATTTCGTTGTCGATCATTTTCCAAAACTCTTCGAGCAACTCGGCTCTTGTTTCAGTGTCGATACGACTTTGCTTAGACTTACCGCGATGCTGGTCCATAAAACTAAGTCGGCGACTAGCCCAACCATGTTCTAGGTCTGCAACCCACTGAAGGCGCGAGTGGTAATCTGTAGGACCATAGAGTTCTTCTGCTTTGGCAGCGGCCCTACCCGCTCGTTCTCGTCGTTGCTGCTGCACATACCTGCCGTTGATACGACGGTACTGCTTTTGTATTGCTTCCCACGCACTTTCACTCTTTGAAAAGTTATCTCGAAGGGCAATCAAGTATGCAATAAATCCTTCTGGGTCGGCGGCATACGCAGCAACAAGTGGCTGCATAAAACTATGTGGTTTTGGCAGTACGAACATATTAGGATTTTCTTTGTACGTCTGCATGTATTTGTCTGCCAGTTGTATATAGTCTCCTACTTTACTAGGCGTTCGAATAAACTGGTTAGTTGTTTCGTCGAGGTTACTCATATTTTACCATTTTTCTTTACAGTAATACATATTATGTCCTTCACAAGTGTTTACATATGCACACCTGTTAACACATTGCAAGGGGTATTGTATACAGTATCCAAAATTATTTTGCGTCACCGTATGTGTCGGCTATGTCTCCTTCTGACCATGTGACCAACTCAGGCCACCACGCTGGCGGCGTTCGCATAATTTTCTGAACAATATCAAGGAGGATTTGCGCTTCTCCCTCTGGTACGACGTAGACCAACTCATCGTGTACCATGAGCGCGGGATTGTACCCTGTCTTTGCCCGTACTGCCAAGGCGTTGTCGGCGATTACACAGCGCGCGAGGTGTTGGACGATGTTTTCGTCGATCTTACCAGCGTAGATTCGTGCCTTGTTTCTACCCTGCCCGTACCAAAACTCTTTGCGGTTCTCCTCGTCATACTCCAGTCGCAGATCAGGATAACGGATCATACCTTTCGGGGTCTGCAAGCCCTCCGGCACTGGTGTAATCATACCCCACGGGTCAACCGCACTGCCCTCTAGGCCGTGCATGATCGGTTGTAGAGCTTTGTGGCACGTGCGCCAGCCAGCGCAAATCTCGCTGTACTCATATCGCCACCGCTCGACGATGTCCCTACTCTCGTCCTCAGTGATGTCGACGCCGCCCATCAGCTTGGCAACTTTCTGAAATGTGACATACCCTGCGCCGAAGCCCAGACCTAGATGTGCTACCTTACCTACCTGTCTCTGTTCTTTAGATACCTCATCTAGTGGTATCTCGTAGAGTTTACTGGCGAAGTCTTTGTACAAGTCAGCCTTCTCGGGGTCATCCCGAAAGAGTTTCATGCTCGATGGAACCTTCCACAGGAAGTGGTTCACACGTAACTCAATGCCTGACAAGTCGGCGACGACGACTTTGTGCCCCCCAGGAGCGACGAGGCTACGACGTAATGCATCTGACGGGCGTGGGTTGTACGGATTTACACGGGGTAGGTTCTGTGGGTTGTATCCCCAGCCTGACCATCTGCCAGTGGTGTCTGCGCCGTAGTATTTCAGAGGGATCGGCACCTTACCCTGTGGGTGGGCGTTAGCTGCGTCCATAAATGCTTGGATACGTGTTTGTAAGATCGTGGACTTTGCATCCAGTCGTGCGTTTGCCGCCACAGCTACCAAGGGGTTATCGTGTTCTTGAAGAGCAAGGAAAGCCTCATCGGTCTTTGCTAGAGCAGGTATATCTTTGCCAGTTGTCGGAGAAACCTTTGTGGGTACATCCACGCCCAAGGTCTTCAAGAACGTGGAGAATTTAGCCGCAGACGACAGGACAGTCAACGCCGCATCAGCATTTTCCTCCTCTGTTTTGTCCATATCTAACACGTCCATCTTATCTGCAATGTCTAGCAGCATGGCATGTTTACGCGCATCCTCATCTGCCAACGTGTTAGCAAGTAAATCCATGTCAGCTTCGAACTGAGGCTCGACCAGCATACGGATCGTCATGTCTATCAGGATAGCCTCGTCACGCTTGGTGCGCTTGATGAGTCGTGTAAACAGATCATAGCACTGATCCACATCGGCAGCGTTA